CATATGGCGGGGTTGATTTAACAGAAAGAACTCTTTCAACCAAAAAACTTATTTCACAATCATACTTAGGTAATGAAACTGAAGAAGATGCAATCTTACCAATCCTTCCTTTAATTAGAGAGTCAATGGTAAGATCACACGCTAGAGCAATTGAAAATGCTATTCTAGCTGGTGACGATGCTGACGGTGCTTTCGGTACTGGTGGTGCATCTTTCGAAGGTCTATTACACCTTGCAAGAAATGATTCAGACTACACACAGCCATCAGGGACTTTCGCGTCAACTGATGCTGTAACTGCAGCTGACCTTCTTGCTCTAAGAAAGAATATGGGTAAATATGGTGTTAACCCTTCAGAAGTAGTATATGTCGTATCACAAGATGTGTATTATAACCTTCTAGAAGATGCTGAGTTCCAAGATGCTAACCTAGTTGGCGACATGGCTACTAAGCTAAATGGTGAAATCGGCCAAGTATTCGGTTCAAGAGTACTAATGTGTGACGAGTTCGCAACTAAAGCCGCTGCTAAGTTCAACGCTATTGCAGTATACCCAAGAAACTATGTAATGCCAAGATTAAGAGGTGTTACAATTGAGTCAGACTACGAAGTAGCTAACCAAAGAAGAGTCCTTGTGGCTTCACAAAGACTTGGTTTCATCGATTTAATTGATGGTGCAACTTCAAAATGGGCACAAATGTATAAAGCTTCTGCTTAATACTACGATGGTTTTGGTGGGTTTCCTTAAACCCACCACTTTTTAAGATATGGCAGATTTAATAACAGTAGCAGAATACAAAGACGCGGAAGGGCTCAGAGGCGAGAAGGACGACGATCGTCTTGCAGTAATAGTTCCCCAAGTTTCTGACTTAGTTAAAAAATATTGTGGCATATCTTTTATAGATTTTTATCTTACCAGTAAAACTGAAACTTTTAGCATTGATGATAACTACACTACCACCATAATTATGAGTGAAAGTCCGTTAGTTGCGGTCAGTGCAGTGCAAGAGCGAACATCTTACTCGGGAGACTATACAACTTTAACTACAGGTAATTATGAGTACTTTGTAGATACTGAATCAGATGCAGTTATAAGAACGACGAAAGACGGTAATCCCACATCTTTTGCAAAGGGTGTTGGTGCGGTCAAAGTAACATATACCGCTGGATATGCCTCTACTCCGAAAGACTTACAATTAGCACTATTTGATTTAGTAAATTACTACATGAAAGACGAACACAAAGAAAGAAGAACTTTAGGTGGCGCAAATATACAGAATCAAGGAACTTCTGGTATAAGAACTTCCTCAGATTTTCCAGACCATATCAAAAGAGTACTGGATTTGTATAGAGTCGTTATATGATAAAAAGTTTAAGAGAGGAATTATTCAAAGCTTTAAATGCTAAAGAAATAAAAGACACTCGTGACTTAATGGCTAAAGAAAATGTTCATTCTTTATTTGTAAAGGAGTCAGACTTGAATCCTTTATTTGTAAGTACAATGCAAAAAATTGTAAGAAAAATGAATAGAGATAAAGGAAACATTAGTAGAACTCCTGATGAGACAGCTCCAGCTAATTTACCCTGGGATAGTGCTATAGCAAAAGCTACAGTAAAAGCACTTTTAAGAAGTGGAAGTATAGGAATTGCAGGTGAGAGATATAGACAAGCAATAAAAAATGCAGAAAAGAACGAGAACGTTACTTCTGCACTAGGAGACGGTGGTCTTCTTGACGGAAAACCACTTACACCAAATAAAAGTAAAGCTTTTGTCACATATACAAAGAAGGGGTCTGATGGATTGAAAGTAACCTTAACTCGAGGATATTTTGCAAGATACACTAGTAAAAAAGTTATTAAACGAACTAGTGGAGAAAATGAAATGATTTTAACAAAAATAATTTCAACTGCAAACTACTTTTATATGTATGAAGTTATGAAAATCGCTTTACAAAACTATATTGATGCAGTAAGCGGTCATGGAGGTTACAAATCTTTTACAACTGGTAAAGATAGAAGTAAGTATAACTTTGCATTTAGAGGACGAGGTAGACAAATTACTCATGGTAAAACAAAGTTAGATGCAGAAGGAAATGCAGTAGTTAAAACCTACAAAGGAACTTCTACAACAGTAGCTGCAGTAACATATGCTACAAAAATGGATGGTGCTGTTAAAAGCATAATGAACAAAGAAAAAAATAGCATTACAAGAACTGCAGTAGGAGAAAGACTTTTTAAAGAGTACGAAGAAATACTAGAAAAAGAATATAAACTATCCTATTTAAGAAACTCAAAGGGTGGAATAAATAGAAAACTGACTGTAAATGTAGAGGTAGGTGGATACAACCCTGCTATGGCGAAGTATGATAAAAGCGGTATAGAAGCCTTCTTAAAAAAGCACGATAAAGAATTAGCAGAAAAATTAGGAAAGCAGTTAGCCTTAGACTTTGCAATGTTGGAAGGGTCACCTAGTATCGTTGCTGACATAAGTAATGTAGCTCCTCATCTTATCATGGATAAACTAACAAAAAGTGGAAAACTTGATAAAAGGAAAAAAGGAATAACAAAAAGTGGTGGTCTTGATATGAGAATCACTGCAAATAAAAACTTAGTAAAAGCGTACCAAGAAGCTTTAAGAAGTACTAAAACTTCAGGAAGTTTAAAAGAAAAAGGAAGTGTTAAACAAACTACGAAAAAAAGTAGAGCTGCAAGAGTAGGATTAGCATCATTTGGATCACAGCCTTATAGAAGTAGAGTTGATAGTGCCGTAGGAGAAAATCCACTAGCTTTAGCAACACTTATTAATAAAGCACTACCAAAAGTAGTAGCAAGTAAAATGACAAGTCCTGCACTAAATTATAGAACAGGCAGATTTGCAAATAGTGCCGAAGTAGAGAATGTTACAATGGGGCCAAGAGGGGGGACTGAAGTACAATATACTTATATGAAGTACCCTTACCAAACTTTTGAACCAGGGTTTGCACAAGGAAGCACTTATAGAGACCCAAGAAAAATAATAGGGGAAAGTATTAGAGAAATCGCACAAGGAATATTAGGAAATAAATTCCTTTCCACAAGGAGAGTATAATGGATTCGACAACAGCAAGGAAACATACCACGCGTCGCCGAGCCATAGTAGAAGCCTTAGCGAAAGAACTGGAACAAATTAATGGTACTCCACCTTTTAGAACTTCAATCGCAAATGTAGAAAGAAGACTAAAATTTTGGGATGAAGTATCAGAATTTCCTACAATACATGTAGGAGCGGGAGCAGAAACTCGTGAATATGATGGTGGCGGGTTTAGGTTTAGATTTTTAAGAATTACAATTCGATGTTATGTGTCAGATGATAATGATGTCATTGAAGCACTCGAAGAATTGTTAGAAGATGTTGAAACTATAGTAGAGGATAAAGATCCCTTAACTTACTATGATTCAACAGGAGCATCTCAGTCTACAGTACAGACAAATATCATTTCTGTAGATACAGATGAAGGAGTACTCGAACCACTCGGCGTCGGCGAAGTCGTAGTCGAGATTCGATATTAAAATAGGAGAATAAAATGGCATTTTTCTTTAGTAGAGATACCAAAGTATTTATGACCCACAGCTATGATGGAACCACAGCTAATACAGCTCTGTTTGAGATCCCTGTACTAGACGGATTTTCTTTTAGCCAAGGAACTAATACTTCAGAGGTAACTTTAAATGAAGCTGCTAATTCTACAGGCTATAGTAAAAGAGGAAGAGCAATGTTTACTGACTCTTATGCACCAGCTGAATGGAGTTTTAGTACTTATATGCGACCAACTGTGTCAGGAAGTAGCAATGCTGCTGTTTCCAACCAGCACGCAGGTAACGCAAAAGTATTTGCAGTAGAAGGACCTCTATGGTCAGCTATGTCTGCTCCAGGTGGAACTCAAGTAGCAACAAGTTATGACAAGGCAACAGGTGTATTTGAAAGTGCAACTCTAGACTTTGCTAACGGTGCTGCTGTTTATGAGCCAAAAGAGTTCAATTTTGCAAAGTCAAACCAAGTAACTTTAGGTGTATTTGATTTATACTTTGTATTAGGAGCTTCAAAAGATACTGATACTACTGAATTTGCGTCAGGAACAGACGGTGTTACCGTTTACAAACTGGCTAACTGTTCAATAGGTTCGGCTTCAATTGATTTTGACATTGACGGTATTGCTACTGTTGCATGGTCAGGTCAAGGACAAAAAATTGAAGAAGATATCGGTTCTGGAGAAGGTTCAGCATTGAACACTGCAGCATCTGGTACGACAGCATTAGGTTTGATTAATGAAGGTATAAGTTCTACATCAAACTATGTAAGACAAAAACTTACAAACTTAACAATGGTTTATGATGCAGCTAATACTACAGGAGTAAAAACAGGTTCTATGTTAGGTACAAGTAATAACACATTTAGTGGTATTACCTTAACTGGTGGTAATATTACCATTGAAAACAACCTTACATATTTAACACCTGAAACACTCGGTAGTGTTAACCAGCCATTAGGCCATGTCATGGGTACAAGATCAGTTTCTGGAAACTTTACTTGTTACTTAAATGACGCAACAGGTGGTTCAGCAGAACTATTTGAAGACTTACAAGAGTCAAGAGAGATTATTACAAATGCATTTGATTTGAAATTTAGCATTGGTGGTCAAGGCGAAAGCAACCACATTAATGTTCATGTTCCAAAAGCGCATTTGGAATTACCATCTCACAGTATAGAGGATGTAATTTCCGTTGATGTAAACTTCCACGGTTTAGCAACAGACTTAACATCAGCTACTGAGGCTAATGCGACAAACGAAGTTAAAGTAACTTACGCAGCTAGCTAAAACTAATTAAACTCGGGAGGGTGAAATGCCCTCCCACTTTAAAGGAAAATTATGACAGAAGAAAAGAAAACACCAGTATCACTGAAGAGTTTATTAACTCCAAGCAAAACTGTTTCTATAGAAATGCCAGGATTAGAAGGTTTCGAAGTAAAACTAACTTACCTTGCAAGAGAGGAATTACTCAAATTAAGAAACAGAAGTGTAAAACAAGTTTTAAACAAAAAAACTAGGGCATATGAAGAACAGCTTGATAATGATAAATTCTTAGTTGAATACTGCAAATCAATTATTAAAGGCTGGAAAGGCTTAAAGTATAAGTACTTAGAAGAGCTTCTATTAGTAGATACAAGCAACTTAGACCCTGAAGACGAACTTGACTACACTCATGAAAATGCAGAGTTACTTATGAAAAACTCTGGAGACTTCGATAACTGGGTTTCCGAAACTGTCGGAGAGTTAGAAAATTTTACGAAGAGCAAGTAGAATTAATACTTGCTCTTTTAGATAAAAACTTTTCTGACCAAATCGATTTAGCAAAGTATCTAAATGTATGCGAACAGTTAGGTCAAGAGCCTGACCCCGAAAAAATGCCACCTGGTATGGAGGATTTTCCTTCAGAAGTTCAGGAGGCATTTTTAATACATTCGTGTTTACCAGACCGTTGGGATGGTATGAGTGGAATGTTTTTAGGAAAAGATTGGTCAGCTCTTGGTACTTTATTGGATGTATTTGAAATAGAAGACAAAAGAACTGTTGTTATGATGTTAAAAGCAATTGATGACAGAAACTCAAATCATATAAATCAAAAACAGTCTCAAAGACAAAAGGCAGCTGAGAATAAGGCTAAAAGGCGATAAATGGCAGGAAAGAAATACGACGGCGGTACCGTTCATATAGAGGGTAAGGCCGATTTAAAAGACATAATTAATGAGAGTAAGAAGGCCGAGAAAGGGGTTGGTAAACTTGGTAAGTCTGCTCATTCCACTGATAGGCAACTAAAAGGAGCTGCAAGGGCTTCTTCTGGTGCTTCTAAAAACTTCTCAAAA